TACCAAAGGATGACTTGCTGAGAACAGAGGAACGCCATCACCACCGTAATAAGCGGCAGAGTTAGTGAATCCGTTGTTCAATACAGCAGCAGACTTGACTTGCTTGGTGTATGCCATAGCACGAGCTAGAGCCTTGGTGTATCGAGCTGACAACGAGTCATACAAGTTATCTTCGATTGCTTCTTCGGTTAGGGAGAAGCCCAGTGCAATAGTTTCGTGGTTGTATCGAGCTGTAAAGGCTTCTTGTGCATTGTCATAAGCGATGGCAGAGCCTTCATTTTTAACAGGTGCAGCAGAGAATCCAGACAGTTTAGTTTCTTCTTCAAAAGAACGCTCAGATGATTCAGTATCATAAATCTCTTTATGTTGCTGACCATATTGTGCGTACTCCAGACCAAACAAAGCGTTCAGTCCGGGAAGCAATTCTTTCAGTAGTTGTGCGCGTGAGATAGCCATTTAGTCGCTCCTTAAGCTGCTGTTACAACGTTTGTGGCAGATGTATAGGTATGAACGCCAAAATTAAATTTGACAATCACCTCCGTATACGAACCAGACGCATTAACAGTCTCTGGAACAACATCAACAATCCTGAAAGGAAGAGTTGTAGTAGAGCCAGTTGTATTGTAAACACCTTCTAATGAATTGCCAGTGGTAGTGCTGCCAGCAGTCAAAAATAAAGATACGTTTTGCCCAACGGCTGCACGGGTCAACCCGCTAACTGTTGAGGCAGCTGAAAGAACTGCTACTTTATACAAAGCATCAGGGTCATCAGAAACATAAGCAACAATGTCAGAAGCAACAGTTCCACCGGGGAAATATTGTTGCTGAAGAAATTGCTTAGTGGTTGGGTTTGTGAATCCACAACCCAAGAAAACACCAACTGCATCTGTAGCGGAAGTAGTACCTGTAGCTGCTCGGCTCAAAGTTCCAACAGTGTTCAGTCTGACTACATCACCATAAAAAATGGATGTGCCAGATGCTGAAGTGATAGGGATGAGACGAGTTGAACCAGCAAATACCTGTCCACCAATCAGATTTATGGGTTGAAACCCATAAGGACCTGCAACGGTAGGATATGCCATTTATAACTCCAAATTAAAAAATTTACGAACCTTTGCCAAAGCTACTTGTGGACTTACGCTCTCTAAAGAGTGGCATCCTTGGGTCACTTTGACTCATTAGGTTATTATCTACAGCTTCCGCTTGAGCTTGTGTTTGCTTGTTGTAATATGCATTACGTTGGTCAACCATCTCTGTCGGAGTCTTGCAAAGCAATAACCCACCAACCTCAATATTGTCTTTAAAACGACTATTAGGGTCGATTAGCAGTTGAAACTGCGGTTGCTCTTCAATCTTTACTGGCTCCCAACCTTCTCTCAGTTTTGCTGAGATGTTGCGTGGGTCAGCTGTATTCAAGGTTGCAACTCTAATCCATCTGTACGAGTAGCCCGGCATCTTGACAGGTTCTGGCAAGAGTTCTGGAGGAGACCACTGCTTAGGCTTCTCTTCCATTGTACGGGTTGCAAGTTCTCTATCTTGTCTGTTGGTTGTCATTTTAGGACTCCATTTTAATTAATGCCTGAGCATATTGTTCAGGGGTTATATTAAGCTTCTTAGCAATGCTCATCTGCGATTGTGTAAGCCTTATCTTTTTAGAAGATGTGCTACGGGTGGCAGATGCTACAACGTTGCTAGGTCTTGTAGAGCTTTTGCTCTTTTCTTCTATGTCGGTCTCAAAGTTTTCTGGGAACCGTTTACGCATCGTGTCATCAATGCGTTTGTAATACTCTTTGGATGATACTCTAACACCTTCTTTCTTAAGCTTTTCATGTAAGCCTAATGCCAGAGATGTCATTTCTTCATCTTCTCCAAACCATGTATTGTCCTCTTTCCAACTTACTGCGGTTGGGTCGGCTTGTATGGTCGGTTGTTGTATTTGTACAGGAGAATCATCAGCTTGTAAAGGAGCTACTTTAAAGTTCTTGACTTTATCACTTCTTATAGAGATTTCTGTAAGAGATTCTTGCGCTTCGAGCATTTTATCTGTGTCACCAGACTCATGCGCTTCCTTATATGCCTGTTTCGCTTTGTCCATTTCCATGTCAACATTGCGACTTACAGACTTTAATACGCTGTTTTCACTGTCATTTAAGCTAATTTTAAGGCGTTTATTCTCCTCAATTAGCCTCTGAGCCAGCGTTATAGCCTCTCCTTGCTCGCGTTTAGCTTGCTCTTTATCCCTTCTTTCGTCCTGAGCGAGCTTCTTCATCTGCAAAATCTTCTTCTTGACCTTGGCAGAGTAGTCAGTTAGCTCATCTTGGTACAGCTCTTCCTTGAGATTGTCAGGTAAAGGGTCAATATTCCTGTCTCTTTCAGGTGTATCGTCCTCTATTTCAATATCTACCTCTTCTCCATCGAGTACAACCTCAACTTTTACGTCATCTACCTCGTCTGGAAACTTATATTCGTTCTTTTCTATCATGTTTAAACTCCTTATTTGCGTTTAATTCCTCTTGGGTCGTCCACTATGCCTTCAACTGTCATCATTTATCATGCGGAACTCTTTACCATGTATAACAAGGCGAGAACCTGCATTTGGTCTGACTAATATGAAGTCTCCTACCTTGCACCAAGCTCCAGAGGGAAAGCGAGTGGCATCTGTGTAGCAATCTGGACCGAGTGCAACCACAAATAGTACGGTAGTGAGAAGCTCTTCGTAGTGAATCGTGCTATCAGCCTTGATAATACCGCTATCAAACTCCTTCTCCTGCTCTGGAATGGCACAAAGGATATGATACCCACTAGGTTTGGGTAGCTGACTTGCTTTTGCTTCAAGTGTTTTGCTTATGGAGCCAATTATTACGGGGTTGTCTGGATTTGTAGCCAGTAGTATGTCAATCGTCATCAGATTCCTCTATATGTTTTTGTAGGTCTAGTATGTTTAAACGAGCAGTAAGAAGACCTTTAATCTCACCGACCATTGCCTTGTACTCAACATAGTCTTTGGCAGCACCGCTGCCTAGACTGTCTTGAATTTGCGACACTTTATCTTCCAGCTTTTCCACTAGAAGTTTTAGAACCTTATCACTCATTATTTTTTACCTTGTAGTCTAGCGTTTTCCTTTGCAACCTCTACACCTAACTTTAATTTCTCACTTGCGGCTTTAGCTCTATCTGTTATGGCATGTTCTTCAGCCCTAGCATGTAGCTTAATCTGTTCCATATTCTCTTTAGCAGCTAATGCCTTGTCCTCGGATGCAGTCTTAGCTTGTAACTGAGCAATCTTGAACTGATTATCAGCTTGGTCCTTAGCAGCCTTACGTTGAACATCAGCTTCCTTAATCTTCTGGTCAGCTTGTTGCATTTGAACCACTGGGTCTTTTTGTTGTTCAGCAGCTTGTGCTTGAGCAGCCTCTCCTTTGTGTATTTGAAGCAGTTGCTGGCTTGCCATAGCTACTAGACGAGACAACTCCACTTCCACTTGCTCTGGTAGAGGCTTATCAGGAGGAGGCATAGTGACTCCCATCTGTTTCTCTATCTGGCTTCTGTACTGGAATCCTAAGTGTTCAGCCATATGCGCTTGTAATGCCGCCATGATTTGATTTGCTTGAGGATTCTGTCCAATAGTTTTTAAGACTACTGGGTCAGTCATGAATGCCTGATGCGCTGCAATGTGAGCATCGTGGTCCTGATAGATAAATGCTTTCATAGGCTTACCAGTGACTGAATTCATGTTCTCAGAGATTGGGTCTAGAGGCTTCTCATCATCTTCCAGCTTAACTAGCTTGTCTGCATTCTTTATGCCAAGTACATCCAGCATCTGTCTATGCAAATACTTCATGTCATAGATTTGAGGAGATGTTTGAGCTAGTTGTATTACAGCTTGGTATTGAACAACCTTCTGAGATAGCGTAGCGGCATTGGGGTCTGATACAGGGATGACATCCACCATATCATAATCTGACTTCTTAGCTTGTCTATCACCTAGTTCAGGTTCATATGAGTATTCTTCTGGTGTGTAGTCTGCAATTATCTTCTTTAACAGGCGAAGCTCTTGCTTCAATGAGTAATGTATACGAGCCTGTACAGCACTCATAACCTTCATTGTCCTCTCAAGGATAGCCAGAGTCGTACCGACAGGAGAGTTAGCAGACATATCAGATATTTGTATATCTGCTGCTCCCGCAAACCTTCTACCTTCTTCTACAATGGTTCCAAGCAAGGACTGCAAGACTTGACTTGGCTCTTTGTAAGGCAGGGTCATGATGTTGTCTTTGATGGTACCGCTAGGTACATCTACATCCCTGAACTCAGCTGGTGCTATAGGGGTGTCATCACCTTTGACTCTTAAGCCTCTGGTCTTGAAACCACCGGGTAGATTAGATAGGGTTCCTGCATCTACCAGTTGTCGAATAAGGCTAGTACTAGACTTAGCAAAAGCACCGACAAGATGAATAAGCCCGAAGCAGTAGAAGCCAAAGCCCGGAACGTATCCATAGTGAACGAAATGTTGACGCTTTTGATGCGTTTTATCATCTTCATTCCAATTCCTGCGAATTGAGAGAACTTTGTTTGAACCTTTTTCAATGGTGACAACATACGGTAAAGCAATCCCTGTAGGACCATCTTTATCTTCATGTTCATATCCCTCCAAATCTAAATTAACATGTATCTCCAATAACTTATACCTGTCATCAGATGTAGCACGGAATCCCTGCTTCTCAGCAATCTTCTTCTCTACCTCATCCATCGTGTTGTTTGGTTCACCCAAATCAACATCTAGATAGAATCCGGCAACCTGAAGCTTCCTAACCTCATTCTCTGTCTTACGCATTACATGGGTAACACGTTCAGCAGTCTCAAGATTAGAGGCACCATAAGGCACCACAACATCCTCAGCAGGAATAAAGATAGATACCTGACGTTCTAGGCTGGGGTCGTAATAGACCTTCTTAAAGGCATTACCACATAGACCTAGTCCCCATAGCATCCGTTCAGTCTCAGGTCTGTATTCAGTCATGACATCGGTGATTTGATGGTTCATGTCAGCCTGTACCCTGACAGCAGCATCTCGCTTCTCAGGTGTGTCTTTGCCGATTATCTCTGTCTTGACTGGACCAGAGGCTGGCATAATCTCCATGATGGTCTCAGCTTGGAACTTAACCAAGGCTTCTGAGAGCAGGGGATGATACACACCACACGCACCAGCCCAAGGGTCAGTGCGTTCTTCAATCTTCATGCCTAGTAGTTCTAGACCATCTACATAGGTCTGCATCCAATCTCTACGGGAAGAGACATCATCATCATAGTCAGCGATTAAATCACCAACCATCTGATTCATAACCTTATCATCTATATACTCAGCTAGGTTATCATCAAAGCCCTCTTCCTCTTCTCCACCTATTTCAATCTCCATCCCATCAATGCCAATCGTAACTGACTCAGGGTCTTCAATTTCTATTTCAATATCTGGTTCAGATTCTAAAGAGTCCAATCCCTGCGGAGCTTGATACAAAGACTTATGAATACTCATATGTTTTCCTAGTAATATACTACCTTGCGTTTAAATGAATGGACTTCCTCTTCTTCATCTGACTGAAGACGAATGAATCCACCCTGTCGAAATCTTAGTAGTGCTTGACTTGTGCTATCCACTAAGTCATCATGGTCCCCATTAGGGAACGATGCACATTCTTCCATCACCTCATCTGCCCATCTGGTATCTGGACACCATACCATACCCGATGCAAACAAATCTGAGATAGCGTTTACACGGGCTATCTTATCACTTCCTTTGCTAGGTGTATATTCTGAAATAGGAATTCCCATTCTACGCATTTCATAGATAAGGGGAGCACCTGCTGCTTTCTTCTCCACAATCAGGGTATCTGGGTTCCATTCCTTCCATTGCTGCATAGCCCTAACCTTTAGCTCAGGAAACTCCATACGCTCTTTAATGGCTTCTAGGAGGATGATATTGGCAGTTCTCTCCCCCTTATCGTTAGGGATGTAGAATATGCCCCATGTTGTACATGCTGAATAATCTGCCCTATTGTTTTTCTCGAATGCCGTATCCCAAGATTGTATGGTATATTCTATCTCAGGGGCAATATCAGATTCCCAACGTTTCCACATTTCGCGCTTGATAATCGCCCCTTCTTCCGATGTAGGATTCTGTTGGTACTGGGCTTCCCATTTAGATACAGGTAGTTCAGCCTTAATAGCTTCTAGTTCTTTCTGTGACCAGAACTCACCCCATAAAGGTTTACCACTAGGCATTAATGCAGGGAATTCAATGACTTCCCAAGTATCACCATCTCTTTTAGCAGCGTTAGCTAGGATTTGACCAGTTAGGTCCTTCTTGGACCAGCGGGTCATTACTATGATAATAGCTCCCCCCGGCTGTAACCGTTGCCTAGGTCCAGAGTTATACCATTCATATACACGGTCATAGACAGTGGCAGTGCCTTGCATAGCTTCCTGCTCAGAATGCGGGTCATCAATGATAAGGACATCAGCACCCTTACCTGTAACAGCACCCCCTACCCCAATAGCAAAGTAATCTCCACCCTTATGGGTATTCCATCGACCAGCTGCCTTAGAATCTGAAGATAGCTTTGTAGGGAATATGCCTTGATAATCAGATGTAGCAACAAGGTTCCTAACCTTCCGACCAAAGCCAACAGCCAATTCAGCAGTGTGAGCTGTCTGGATAATCTTCTTCTCAGGGAAGCGACCAAGGAACCATGCAGGGAACAGGAAGGAGGCAAACTCAGATTTGGTGTGTCTAGGGGGCATGTTAATAATTAAACGCTTTAAAGACCCCTCAGCGACCCGCTCAAAGGCTTCTGCCATGTCTTTGTGATGCTTACCAGCTATGAAGCTGCCCCACATCTCTCTGACAAAGGGCAGGAAGTTATTACGAGATTTTTCCTTCTTATCCTCATTAAAGAGAATCTTAATCTTTTCTACTTCAGAAGAGTTAGGAGGTAGTACATCTAACAGGTCCCTATACTTCTTTAACTCCTGCTGGGTCAATATCAAAGCTTTGATACCATTCTAATTGTATTGTCTATAAACTTCATGCTCCTAACCAGATGTGGTTGTAGCTTTAACAACCCATGAG